AGGGTATTCGGATCGCTCCATTCGTGTAGGCAATTGCGCTAAAAGTTGTTTCGATGTGCATACACGCATAGTTAGCCCAAGGGTCGAAACTGCAAAAAGCCGACCATTGTACCACTGATATTGCTGCTTGGTATAGTGAGTTGATGCTATCTACACCATGGCTTTAGTTACCAGAGCGGAAGCAGCTCGAATCCTTGGCGTTAGTGCTGAAGCTGTGTATGCCGCTGTAAAAACGAAGCGTCTTTCTGTTGTGACTGGTCGTGACGGTAAGCCGCTGGTAAACACTGACACAATGCGTGAAGAGTGGGCTCGAAACACTCAAACCCGCATTGGTATTGGCCCAAAACCACCTGGACCGGGCCGCAAAAAAAAGCCGTTGAGGAGCAAGGAGGAACGAATGGGTACATCAGAGGAGAGAATTGGTAAGACCAAGGAGTCAATTCCCGAATACGACGAATCAAGAGCACGCACGGAGCACCTCAAGGCCGAGTTGCTGGAGCTAGAACGGCAACAAAAAGAGGGTTTACTCGTTCGCGCAGAGGATGTTGAACGTGAATGGGTCGAAATTATTACACTGGCTAGAACGAAATTATTGGGCATCCCCACCAAGGCAAAGCAGCGAATACCGGACCTTGATACTGACGCGATCGGGGTATTGGATGATATTGTTCGTGAAGCCTTAGAAGATCTTGCAAATAACGATGAATAACGCGCAAAAACTACGAAAAAAAGCATTTTTGGCGTTCAAACCGCCAAAAAAGATGACTTTAAGCGAGTGGGCGGATACTTATGCCTATTTGAGTTCTGAGTCAAGTGCTGAAGGCGGACGTTGGCATACGTTGCCTTATCAGAAGGGGATTATGGATGCTGTGACGGATCCGAAGATCGAGCAGATCACGGTGATGAAGAGTGCTCGTGTCGGCTACTCGAAGATCTTGAACCATGTGGCTGCATTTCACGTTCATCAAGATCCATGCCCGATCATGATCGTTCAGCCAACTATTGAGGACGCGCAGGGATATTCGAAGGAAGAGATTGCGCCGATGTTGCGCGACACACCGTGTTTGCGCGGGCTGGTGAGCGAAGCGAAGGCAAAAGATGGTGCGAACACGATCCTGCAGAAGCAGTTCCCTGGCGGAAGTCTGAGCCTGGTTGGCGCTAACAGTCCGCGTGGCTTCAGGCGCGTGAGCCGTCGTGTGGTGCTGTTTGATGAGATTGATGGCTATCCGCCATCAGCTGGAACTGAGGGCGACCAGATCAAGCTTGGTATTCGCAGAACGGAGTATTACTGGAACCGAAAGATTGTGGCGGGAAGTACGCCAACGGTGAAAGATTTCAGCCGTGTAGAGCGCATGTTCCAGCAGGGTGATCAGCGCCGATATTTCGTGCCGTGCCCTGACTGCGGCCACATGCAGTATCTGAAGTGGGCAAACATCAAGTGGCGTGACAACGATCCCGACACGGCGAGTTATGCGTGTGAGGGTTGCGGCGTATGGATCCTGCACACGAAGAAGCGGTGGATGGTGGAACGCGGTGAGTGGCGGCCCACCGCGCCTGGTAATGGTAAGCATGTTTCGTTTCACATCTGGGCTGCGTATAGCTACAGCCCGAATGCGACATGGCCGAATTTGGTGGAAGAGTTCCTAGACGCAAAGAACGATGCAGAGCAGTTGAAGACGTTTGTCAACACCGTGCTGGGTGAGACGTGGGAAGACGAGTATGCATCGAAGGTTGGCGCGGATGCGTTGTCGGAACGTGCCTCAACCGAGGAGTATCAGCAGGGTGTTGCGCCATCTGAGGCATTGCTGCTGACGATCGGATGTGACGTGCAGGATGATCGGCTGTCGCTGAGCGTTTGGGGATGGGGTCGCGAAGAAGAGGGTTGGCTGATTGATCGAGTGAAGATCTATGGCGATCCGAGCAGGCCGGATGTGTGGAAGCAGTTGGATGAGATTTTGCAAGCACCGTACCCAGGCGAGGGTGACCGAAAGCTGACGCCAGTGGTGACTGCGATTGACTCAGGCGGCCACCACACGATGGAGGTGTATCAGTACGCAAGAGAGCGTCAGAGCATGGGCGTGATTGCGATTAAGGGCATGAGCCAGAAGGGCAAACCGCCGATCGGTAAAGCAAGCAAAGTGGACTTGAATGCGAAGGGCAAGACACTGAAGAAAGGTGCGCAGGTGTTCCCAGTGGGATCTGACACAGTGAAATCACTGTTGTTCGGCAGGTTGAAGCACAACGAGGTCGGGCCTGGGTATCTGCATTTTTACGCGACAGTTGGCACGGAGTATTTCGAGGAGCTGACTGCAGAGAAGCAGATTATGCGATTCAGGAATGGATTCCCGGAGCGAAGCTGGGTGAAGAAGAGCAGCGCAAGGAATGAGGCATTGGACGAGCTGGTATATGCGTATGCGGCGTTGAACCGCGTGTATCAGATCAAGGATCGGCGAACATTGTGGGATCAGATGGAGTCTGGTGCGGAGGAGAAGCCGAAACGTGCGCGTGCGAATACTGGCCCGAGACGCAGTTTCGTGAACCAGTGGTAGGGGCTAGACTGCGCAGACGAGGGCCGATTATTTTCGATGGCGATCCCACCGTCCATTACAAGTGGCGTTGATGCGGTGTGGACCGATGCCGAGACCGTGGATGTGTTTGGCGCTGCGGTAACGAGCGCGACACATACGTTGATGTATTACTTCAGACTGAACACTGCCGGAGAGGGCGTTACCGCGACAGGTGTTGCGTATAACTCTGGCTGGAAGGTGACGTTGCCAGCGTCGACGACAGCGACGATGGATGCGAGCACGGGCTGGTATTTCCAGGCTGTCGCTACGGCTGTGAGTGATGGCGCGACTCTTGAGTACAGCCGTGGCCAGATCGAGGTCAAGCCTTCGCTGGCTTATTCAGGAACGCCTGGTGCGTTTGATGGGCGAACGCAAGCGCAGACAGACCTTGACGCGGTGCAAGCTGCGATCAGAAGCCTCGTCAGCGGCGGGGCGGTGCAGGAATACCGCATTGGGAATCGCAATCTTAAGCGATATGAGCTGTCAGAGCTGCTGGAATTGGAATCTAGGCTAAAGTCGATTGTGGCAAAGGAGAACAAGGCCAAGCTGATTGCTTCTGGTCTTGGCGATCCGCACAATTTGTACGTCCGTTTCGATAACGGTTAATGGGCTTCCGCACAAGACTGCTAAGAAGGCTGGGATTGCAGCCGATTCCGCGTTCGTTGCCACCAGTGCGGCGTCGTCGTCGTAGTTATGCGGGCGCGATCATCAGCCGTCTGACGAATGACTGGATGTCATCGCAGGCGAGTGCTGATGCGGAAATTCGCACCAGTTTGCGGAAGTTGCGTGATCGCAGCCGCGAGATGGTGCGAAACAATCCGTATGCCAAGCAGGCGAAGCGGACGACGCAAGTCAATGTGGTCGGTGCTGGGATCAAGTTGCAGTCGCAGGTGCAGCAGATCCGTGGTCGAAAGCTGAATGATTCAGTGAACCAGTTGATTGAAAGCAAGTGGAATGCTTGGTGTCGAGCTGAGAATTGCGATGTCGCTGGTCGCCATAACTTCCACATGATGGAGTGGTTGGCAGTTGGTGCGTTGCCGGAATCAGGTGAGGCGTTGTTCAGGATCATTCGCAGACCGTTTGGTAACAGCAGGGTGCCATTGGCACTGGAGATGCTTGAAGCGGATGTGCTCGATGAGGAGTACCAAGGTCCGACGTTGGCGCCAAAAAATGAGTGGCGCATGGGTGTCGAGATCAACGAATGGGGTCGCCCAGTGCGATATGCGTTTCTGACGCGGCATCCGGGTGATTACTGGTTCCAGAACGTACCGCAGAAAGAAGGCAAACATGTGTTCCTACCTGCGGAGGACGTGATTCATCTGTTCATGCCTGAGCGCCCGCAGCAGCATCGCGGTGTGCCTTGGTTCCACCCGGTGATGGCAGATGCGCATCAGCTTCAGGGTTATGAGGAAGCAGCGGTGATCAGGGCGCGTGCTGGCGCATCGATTATGGGATTTGTGACTTCCCCTGAGGGTGAGCTTGAAGGAGATGACGTTGAGGATCAGCGTCGGATTTCAGAGTTCGAGCCTGGGATGTTCAAGTATCTGGAGCCGGGCCAGAATGTAACGGTTCCTGACATCAATTCACCCGACCAGCAGTTCGAGATGTTTGTGCGCAACAAGGTGCGCAGGTTTGCCAGTGGTTTTGGGTGCAGTTATGAGACGCTGAGTCGTGATTTCAGTGAGACGAACTACAGCAGCAGCAGGCTGAGTTTGCTTGAGGACCGCGAGCACTGGAAGGTAGTACAGTCGTACTTGATTGAGCATTTCCACACGCGGGTGTTCCGCGAGTGGTTGAATTTGGCGGTGCTTTCAGGCGAGTTGCCGTTTGAGGATTTTGATGCGCGACCGGAGCGTTACGACAACCCGAGGTGGATGGCTCGCGGATGGGATTGGGTGGATCCGTTGAAAGAGGCGAAGGCTTACCGCGAGATGGAGCAAGCGGGGTACATGACAAAAGCGCAAATCGTTGCGAAGCTTGGTGGAGACTTCTACGAGAACTTGAGCGAGATCTCCAGGGAGCAACAAGCAGCGGATGACCTTAATGTGGAGCTTGACCGTGACATTATCGAGGCACCAGCCACACCACCGGAGGTAATTGAGTAATGCCTGCTATGCCGACTGAGGAGATGCGTGAGGATCGAGCGGTGGTGATGGGCGACGCGGCAAGGCCGTATCCGAACGAACACGCTGCTCGGCTTCGTGATCCTGAGCAGTATGACGAATTCCGTCGCCGGAATGATGCTGAAGGCGATGGAGTGGACTTCATCTTTGGAATCAAGGAAGACGAGGACGGCGCTGAGCTGCAAGCGATCCGATTCCGGTTGTCTGAGTTCACCGCTGCCGAGGCTCGTGCCTGGCTGGACGAACGCAACTACGAGGTGATGGAGTTCGAGGAAGCCACTGGTGTTCGGAGCGAGGTGCGTGCTGAGCCTGGAGACCTGAAAGAAGGTGATTCCGTGAGCTGGAACAGCTCAGGTGGTCGTGCTCGCGGTCGGATTGAGCACATCATGCGTGAAGGCACGCTTGGTGTTCCCGATTCTGAATTCAGCATCAATGCGACCGAAGATGATCCGGCAGCGCTGATTCGGATTTATCGCCCAAGCGATGATGGCTGGAAGGCAACAGAAACAATGGTTGGACATCGATTCAGTACACTGACAAAGATCGATGCACTACGCGAAATGGAGGAAGTGAACGTTCGCGACCTTGAAGGAGCGAAATTCAAGCGTGTTGAGACCACAAGTTTCAACATGCTGGACGAACGGACGATTGAATTTCCGTTCAGTTCTGAATATCCCGTGGCTCGTTATTTCGGAAACGAAATTTTGAGCCACGAGATGGATGCCGCCAATCTTGAGCGGCTGAACGACGGCGCACCGCTGTTGTTCAACCACGACCCAGATCGCATCATCGGCGTTGTCGAACGTGCGTGGGTCGATGGTGAAAAGAAACGCGGTTACGTCAATGTGCGCTTTTCGCGCAACAAGCAAGCGCAAGAAGTGCTTGCAGACGTACGCGATGGCATTCTTCGCGGCGTTTCATTCGGGTACTCCATTGATAAGATGGAGGAACGCGAAAATGACTTCGTAGCGACCCGATGGTCGCCTTTCGAGGTCAGTGTGGTCAGCATTCCTGCTGATCCCACTGTCGGGGTCGGACGTTCTTTGGACGATTCCGAGCCCGAGCGAGCGGCCCCGGCCGCATCTCCTGTAAACCCTGTGACTGAATCCGTCATGGACAACACTCCTGACCTGGAGGTGATCCGGTCCGAGGCCGTCGAGGCCGAGCGCAACCGTATCGCCGCCATCAACAAACTGGGTGAGCGTCATAAGCTCCCCGAAGTCGCTCGCGAACTGATCGACGGAGGTAAATCCGTTGATGAGGCACGGGCTGCAATCCTCGAAAAAATCGGAACCCAACCCGTGGAACACCGCATTGATGCCAACGATGTTGGCCTCTCCGAAAAGGAGACCCGTCAGTTCAGCTTCGTCAAGGCTCTGAACTATCTGGCTAACCAAGGCGATGCTCAGGCACGTCGTGAAGCCGAGTTTGAAATTGAAGTTGGCCGCGCTGCTGCTGACAAGTACGAGCGTTCTTCTAACGGCATCGTGGTGCCGAACGAAGTGCTGCGTCGTGATCTGGTGGTCGGCACCCCGACTGCTGGTGGCAACCTTGTCGATGATGTGCTGCTGGCTGGTAGCTTCATCGAGATCCTGCGCAACCGTCTTGCTTTTGCTCAAGCTGGCGTGACCATGCTGAGCGGCCTGCAGGGCAACATCAGCATCCCCCGTCAGTCGAGCGCAAGCACCGCGTACTGGGTTGGCGAAAATTCTTCTCCTACCGAAAGCCAGCAGGCTGTTGATCAAGTCAACATGACGCCCAAGACCGTGGGTGCTTATGTGGATTACAGCCGTCGTCTGCTGCTTCAGTCCAGCATCGACGTTGAGGGCATGGTTCGTAATGACCTGGCTCGTGTGATCGCACTGGAAATCGACCGTGCTGCTATCTACGGCACCGGTTCCAGCAACCAGCCTCTGGGCCTGACCAACACCACCGGCATTGGCAGCCAGACCATCACGACCTACGGCACCTTCGCGGAATACATCGGCATGGAGACCGATGTTGCTTCTGCCAATGCTGACGCTGGCAGCCTGCGTTACATCATCAACGCTACTGCTCGCGGTGCGCTGAAGTCTACCGAGAAGGCGACGAACACTGCTCAGTTCGTGTTCCAGGACAACGAAATCAACGGTTATCCGGTGATCGTGTCCAACCAACTGCAGAACAACGACGCTCTGTTCGGCGACTTCTCGATGATGGTGATGGGCATGTGGTCCGGTCTGGATCTGACTGTGGATCCTTACGCTGGTGCTACTGCTGGCACTGTCCGCGTCATTGCTCTGCAAGACGTTGACTTCGCCGTCAAGCAGCCCGGCGCCTTCTGTTTCGGAACCTGATTGTGATGCGAGTTGAGATCAAGCGCAGCGTAATGATCTCTGGGGAGTCCGTGAAAGCGTGCTCCTTCGCAGAGGTTGAAGACGCTGTGGCAATGTTGTTGATCGGAATGGGTAAAGCAGTGCATGCACCTGCTGAGCCTGTTCCTGTCTCTGAGCCCGAACCCGCCCCGGCGGTTTGTCCACCTGTTAAGCCTGCGCCACGGCGTAAGCGTTCCACCTCATTCCCCGAAGACTGATGGCTATT